CGGTAGGTGGGGCATTAAGTGGTGTAGGTGCAGCAATTAGTGGTGCATTAGGTGAAGTCGGATCTGCCGTAGGAGAAGTAGCTGGAGAAATCGGTGGGGCATTAGGCGAGGCTATGGGTGCATTAGGCGATGCAATGGGTGCAGTTACTGATACTATCGGTGGAGTAATGGGTGAAGTTAGTGGAGCCTTAGGTGATGTAATGGGCGAACTAGGGACCGCTATTAATGATGTAACGGGCGAATTAAGTTCATTAGCCGGCGAAGTTGGTGGCGCATTATCAACTGAATTTACAGCCGCGATGGGTCAATTAAATAGCGTTATGAATTCAATGCCGAATATTATGGATACCGTAATGCATCAATTACCAGATATGAGTGGAATTATGAATAGCATATCTGATAATATTGGTGATGTTTTAGCTAATATGCCAGATTTAGGTAATGTTTTACCCGATATAGCTCATATGTTACCAGATATTCCGGATATTAGTAATATTATGGGTGGGTTACCTGATATTGGTGGTATATTAAATAAAATGCCAGATGTAGGTGGATTATTATCGAAATTACCAGACGTCGGTAATCTATTAAATAAACTACCTAATATTGATTTAGGTGGTATTATGAATAAGCTACCTAGCTTAGATTTAGGTGGCGTTATGAATAATATATCTAATTTGCATATGGATACTATATTAAATAAACTACCTAATATGGGAACTACTATTCATGCATTAGCTAGTGGTAATTTAGGTAATGTTTTAGGTAAAGTTTCTAATAATTTATTACCTGAGGTTTTAAATAGCTTACCTAATATTAACGGAACTTTAACTAATTTATCACATAATGTCGTCGGGGATTGTTTAAATCGACTACCAATTGATAATATTAGCCACGTATTATCGCAAATGCCAGATACTCATATTGGTAGTATGTTATCGACCTTACCAATTAAGCAAATTAATAACGTAATGCATCAATTACCATCCGGCGTTATTCCAAATGCGATGTCCGGGTTATCAACTCATATATTAGATACATTACCAGATTTTCCAAATGCTAAAGTATCCGATATTAAAAGTACAATTCCCAGAGTTGATATTAGTAGTATATCATCTCAATTATCTAAAATAACTAATGCTCCAATACATGATTTTATGTCTGGTGCGGATTTAGGTCATGTTTTAAATAATATTCCAGGTGTTCATGCAGCGAATGTATTATTAGATGCACCTAAACATATATGCGGAGATATATTAACTAATATACCAGGATTGCAATCCGGTCAATTACTCAAAGCTATACCAGATGCACATACCTTATTTGATGGTTTAGCCGATCATCATGTCGGTGATTTATTAGGAAAATTACCCGGCGGCGATTTAACACATATGTTAGATCAATTCCCAAATACAGAAAAATTCTTATCTGATATTAGTGGTGGTAGTTTAGGTAATATGTTTAATAATTTACCCGGTGGTGATATTAGTAAAGTATTAGACGGTATTCCTGATGTTAATGGTATTTTATCTAAATTAAATGGTGCGGATTTCGGTAATTTAATGTCAAAATTACCAATTAATGATATGAGTGGATTATTATCAAAATTACCATTAAATAATGTAACTGACATGCTTTCTAATGTTCCATTACCTGGTTTAGGCGATGCATTAAATAATATTCCCGGATTGGAAATGGGTAATATTATGTCGAATATGTCACCGGAAATGGCGAATACTGCATTATCATGTATGGCTCCAGAAAAAATTTCAGATATGGCAAATGCAAATACGATGGATGCTAAACCGACTCCAAAGACTGCTAAAATAGCCGCATTTCCAACTAGAATACCGAAGCATGAACCTTGGGCTAGATCTGATAATATGAGTGATACTGATAAAACTCAAAAATATAAATACGATGATCCACAAATAGGAAAAGATAATTCACCTCGCAGTAAATATTGGAGAAGATAAAGATGGCGTTATATAAAGGATTTTCGTCTATTGATTATAAATTAGGCTTTAAAACTACTGGTTCATTCGCCGCTAAACAATTAGATGGAACTAAAAAAATAGCTCCGATTATTGATACGTTTATGGCTAAAGAAAACGACGGTAATAATACCTTTGTTTTAACTGATATTAAATTAGTTGAACGTAATATATTAAATCATATTTTTACGAGAAAAGGCGAGCGAATAATGATGCCTAAATTTGGAACTAATATTCCGTATTTAGTTTTCGAGCCATTAGATCAAGAAACTATAGACCAATGCAGAAGCGAATTAGAAGCTGTTGTTGCTTACGACCCCAGAGTATCACTAAATTCTATTGATGTTAACGCGGATTACGATCATAATGCATTAACTGTAACATTGAGTTTATTTTATATAGAACTCAATGTTACAAAAAATATGAATTTTAATATTGAATTCGTAAGTTAATATTATATAAGAGTAACCATTTTCCATTCATTGCCGGTAGTCCACAATTGTAATCTAGGTGGTGTAATAGCAGTATTATACCACATCAATCCTGGGATTTTAATAGCTGGTTCTGTTGGACCGGCAAAGTTCTCTAATACATGAACTAAATTATTTTGAAACCCTTCGCCATACTCAACTCCATTTCCTTGTGGATATAAAGTAAATGGTGTACTAGTAGTGTTATTGGCAGCATCAACAGTAAACGAATTACCGGCCGCATCGATTTTAAGTGTATAAGCCATAAGTTTAATTACCGAGAAATGTAATAGTTGTATTTATTGAGGATAACAAACTCCCATAAATATCTCTTATTATAAACTTACCCTTATTTCAGAAAAGACATATATGGCAATTCAGTTATCTAAAGCGGAATCTTGGGATACAATATATCAGGCAAGTAAATTTATAAATTTTACCGGCTTTGATTATGCAACCGTAAAACAATCACTTATAGATTACTTTCGTCTAACACATCCTGAATTTAATAACTGGATTGAAACCGACGAATTTGTAATGATTTTAGAGGCATTTGCCTACGTCTGCGAATTAAGTGCTTATCGATTAGATATGGTAGCGAATGAAAATTTGTTATCAACTGCACAGCGTAAAGATTCGGTTCTTAAATTAGCTAAATTTATTTCATATAATCCGTCGAGAAATATTCCAGGTTCTGGTTTAGTAAAAATAACATCAATTTCTACATCAGAACGGGTTTATGATTTAAATGGTAATAATTTAGCAAATAGTAAAATTATATGGAATGATTCTAATAATGTTAATTGGCAATCACAATTCTTTGCCGTAATTAACGCTACATTATTACGTTCGTTTGGTGATGTTTTACCTAGCGATCGAGTCCAAGTATTTGATCAAATATTTGAACTATATTCAATTAATAATATGCCGTTTGAAAATAGTGTAATACAATATAAAACACAAGTTCAAAATAAATCAATTGATATGGAATTAACATCAGTTGAATTAACAACGGATGGTCCAATCGAACAAAGACCAAAAATCATAACGACAAATAATAATCAAAATTTTAATATATTATATGGTTCTGATGGATTAGGTAATTCATCTAATTATACCGGCTTTTTTATGTTAACTAAACAAGGTATATTAAAAAGAACTAGAACCGATTCATTTGACGGTATAACCCCACATCAATCATTTAATATAAATGTAAAAAATATTAATAATACTGATGTTTGGGTTAATCAAATTACTTCGACCGATTCAATCGCTTGGGAAGCAGTCGATACGATCAATGAACAAAATATTATTTTTAGTAATAATCCAAATAAAAACAAATACGAAATTAATACTTTAGATAATGACCAAATATCGATTTTATTTGGTGATGGTGATTTTGCTAATATACCTAATGGTATATTCGATATTTGGTATCGAACTTCAGATCCGGATCCAATTCCTATCCCAATGAATGCGATCAGTGAAGTCTCATCTAATTTTGCATATTTAGATGGTAAAGGTAATGTTCAAAATGCTATATTTACATTTTCATTAGTTCAACCAATACAAAATGCTGCACCAAGTGAAGATATAGAACATATTAAAATAAATGCACCATCGGTTTATTATACTCAAAATCGAATGGTTAATGCTCGCGATTATAATTCATTATTATTACAAGATAATACTATTTTAAAATTAGCGTCTATTAATAGAACCTATGCTGGCGAAAGTAAATATACCGGATTTAATGATCCGAGTGATACTTACCAAAATATTAATCATTTTGGGACTGATTTATCAATTTATACAGAATATGATATTGGTACTATAACTGTCTCGAATAAAATTTCAGCATTATCGGTTTTAATTAATCATATTCAACCATTATTATCGAATAATGATACATTATATTATAGAGCATTTAATAATATATCACCTAGACGTTATTTTACTGGTGGTTCGGCAACTAGCGAACAACACGATATAGTATTTAATTTCATGGGCGAAGTTTATTCATTATCTGATATGAATGCTCCGCCGGCAACATTACCATTCGGTATATATTATAATACTAAATATTATCCTCAGGCAATTACTGGCGATGATTGGTTATTTCATATTGACGTTATCGGCAATAATTGGGTTATTAAATATAAAATAGCTAGAATATTAGCAAATAGCCCATCGACTAAGTTCTGGAATTATGCCGCAAATCAAGATAATATAACCATATTAAAATCGAACGCCGCCGACTATAGAACATTAAATAATACTAAATTTTTAACTAATGAAGTTTCGTTATCGATTTTGAATATTAATACATTTAGAGAACCAACACAATATATTGGTCAAATGGATTATAATACATTGAATGTTTCAATAAGTGATAATAATAACGATGGTGTTCCTGATATAGCAGAAGTTTTGCAGTTAACTACTAATACAATAACTATTAATCCAGATACTGATAAATTTTTCGAAGATAAAGCTTATTATCAATTATTTGATCGAGTTTTTGATATGCCATTTGATTCATTTAATGTCGAAACTCCAACTATTGAATTACCGTATGATGTATTTACTATAGTAGATCCAGTAACTGGTAAAGCTGATGTTGAATTTATTGGGGATGTTTCAGGTTCATCTAATTCGAATCTAGGTGAAAATAATACTATAGTTTGGAAAGAACGAGATATTAATAAATTACAATATACTAATAAGATTACTATAATAGATAACGGTAGTAATAATACAATTACTGTTAAAATTAAAGACTATGTTTATTTTTATAGACCAGATATCGATACTCCATATTCTATAATAGATGATTCTAAAAAAATTAATTGGTTTGCGGAAGCTTTTGCATTACTCGATTCATCAAAAGCATTATATACACGCAAACAAGGACGCTCAGGATTAAATTTCTTATGGCAACATACACCAACTGATAATATGAAAATTAACCCATCATGTTCTAATATAATAGATTGTTTTATTATAACTAGAGGATATTATCAAAGTACCATGAATTGGATTAATGGTATCGGTAGTAAACCAGCCAAACCATTACCGCATGAATTAAGAGCATCTTATAATAAATTAATTACTAATAAGATGATATCTGATGAAATGATTATTAAATCCGGTGAGTTGAAAGTAATATTCGGTAAATATGCGGCACAGGAATTACAGGCTAAATTTTTAGTTGTGAAATCACCATTCGCTACATTTACGGATAATCAAATTAAATCCAGTATTGTAACATTAATATATGAATTTTTTAATATTAGAGATTGGGATTTTGGTAATACTTTCAATTTTACTGAATTATCGACCTACGTTCATAATTCATTAAATGGTAATATAAGTTCATTTGTTATAAAACCAAAAAGCGAATTTAATCATTTTGGTAATTTATTTCAGATATTTACTATGGAGCATGAGATTTTAGTACCGTCAATCGACATGGAAGATATAGAGATGGTTCAATATTTAACATCAACAAATATATTATAGGCGAATTAAATGACTGATTATACATTAACTAAATCAGATACCTCATCTACCTATTCTGTTTTAGAAACATCATTAAACAATGACACTCTATTAGAGTTTATTGGCCATAATTATTTTAAATATGGTGATGTTTTGCAGCAAAATGAATTACATTTAGGTACTAATTTTTATTCATTATGTGCTGGAAAATCTCAAACTGAAATTAATGCATTAAAAGCTAAAATGATTCCAGGTCAGATTTTATACGACGGAGTTTACTTATGGCTTAAAAAAAATTCAAGTATAGTTAAATTAGATTTGCACTCATTAAATACATTACCTACTGGTAATATTTCTATATCAGGCCCACATAATGCAGATAGTGAAGATACAGTAAATCTTACAGCATTAATTGACGCAGATGGTTTACCAAGCACATTTACATATCAATGGAAACTTGATGGCGTTGCTGTTAGTGGAGCGACGTCTGATAAATTTACTCCGGTTTTTGCGGATGGTGGGAAAAAATTATCTATTACTGTTACATATACTGATTTAGGCGGTTCTACCGAAACAGTTACTAGTCCCGAAGTAACCATAACCGCAGTTAATACTTTACCGACTGGATCAATTATTATTCAGGGTAGTAAAGTTGGCGTAGCGTTAACTAAATCTATTATTAATTTAGTTGATGCTGATGGGTTACCGGCGCCAGCTACCTATACATACGAATGGAAATTAGACGGTACTGTCGTTTCGACGACTGATAGTTATACACCAGTTTTCGGTGATTTAGGTAAATCATTAGTTGTTAAATTATCATATACTGATTTACATGGAACCGCTGAATCATTAACTAGTACTCCGACGGTTATAACGAATGATCCATTCTCCGCGACTATGTCTGCAGCCGCTACACAGACATTCGCAAATATTAATTTAACCTTTAAACCATTTGATGTTAGTGGTGGATCTGGGGTTTACAATTACACTATAACACCGACTAGTAATATTCAAGCAGGAACGTTTTCTATCGATCCTGACGGAACATTGCATTATACGTCACAAGGATCGTTACCAGGTGCGAACCCAAATATGAATCCGCCAACTACAGCATCTGAATTGACCATAACTGTTACTGATGCTAATAATTCCGCTAGTACCTATTCAATCAAATACACATTCGAAGAATTTTTAGTCTTAAATGCAGGCGATCCACCACTTCAACCATCAGCATGGGGTGATGCTCAATTTAAATTCGTCATTGCTACCTTATCAACGACCGCTGCTCCAATTTCAATTGCATATAACATGTATAGTGCACCGGATCCATTAATATTGTTAGTTGATGGTGTTATGGTCGATCATACTGGAACTGGTAGTAATATACCTAACTATGTTAGTGGTGTTACCGCTATACCCAATAGTTTTTTTGTTTCTGGAACATCTGGCGCTAATCCAATTCAAGCTCCAGTGAGCACACCGTTACTCGTAGATTCGGAATTAATTGTTGATGTCGGGGCGAGTGATCAATCCAAATGGGATATTTTTGTTTCCTATGATAATGGAAAATTATATATGAAACCAAAAAAAGCCACAACTCCGGTTTAATTTTAAGAGTAATTTTATATGACAGATTATAGTGTAAAAAAATCCGACGATTCATTAACGTACAATGTTTATGTTGAAGATTTAAATAACGAAACTAATTTAAATTTAATTGGTTTTAATTATTTTAAATACGGTGATGTTTTACAACAAAATGTATTAAATCTATCGACTAATTTTTATACATTATGTGTTAATAAATCGACGAATGAAATTACTGAAATTAAAACTAAAATGATCCCCGGTCAGGTTTTATATGATGGTTTTAAATTATGGCTAAAGAAAAATTCAAGTATAGTCGAATTAGATTTAAAATCAATTAATATCGCCCCAACTGGAGTTTTAACATTAACTGGAGATACTCATGTCGGTAATACATTAACCTTAAATAAATCCGCATTAGTTGATTTAGATGGTTTATTACAAGCAGTTTATACTTACGCATGGTATCGCGGATCGACCTTAATTACTGGTGAAACTCAGGACCATTATGCAACAGTGGCTGGCGATGTTGGGCAATCAATAACCTGTAAAGTAAGTTATACGGACGATAAAGGGACTGCCGAATCAGTAACTAGTTCTGCAATTACCGTAGAAGCTGCAGTTGTTGGACCACCGGTAATACCAGGCGGTATCCCAGCATCGAATGCGGCGTGGGGTGGTGCTGGGTACGGCGGAACTGCAAATTATACCGGCGGATATAGTGCAGCCGGCGGTCATAATGGTAATGGCGGGGGCGGATCCGCAAGTCCAGTAGGGGGTAATGGGGGTAATTGGTTATCCG